GCAACCATAGTTCCCGGTATTTTCTTACCGTTAAATGGTCGTTTGGCTTTTGTTTCTGCTACTGCACCCCCATTTTCCATGTTACGAACTTTGGCTTTTTTAGTGTTAGCAACCACAGTTCTATTAGACGATTTCTTTTTTTTGGCAGTCTCAGAACGGTCTTTCTTAGAAAGTGACCGCGCTTTAGCTAACGGCAAGCATCTGTCAGGGTTTTTTTTGTTTTTAGAAGTGCCGCACTCACCCTTGATTGCACCATCAGTTCCTATTCTTACCCAATTCTGTTCACGCCATTTTTTTAGTTCGCCCATTATCTTTTCCTACCAGTTCTGGTAGGGGAACTAACCATCTTCTTTAGGGTAATAGCTTGTCCCGCATGTAGCTTAGAGGCTTTTTTTAAACCTTTTATAACCTTTTTAACCTTTTTATTATTTCCCTTGGATAGCGTCATTTTTTCTTTCCTTTGCTACCCTTGGCATAATTCGGGTCTTTGCAGTATTTAGAAGCAGCCATATTTGCGTAAGCTGATGGATATGTGTCAAACGTTCTTTCTGCCCACGCTTTTCCCGCAGGACAAATCTTACTTCCTTTGGATTTCTTAGAAGAACCTTTGGATTTGCGAGAATATGCCATTAACATTTCCACCTTTTTCTAGCCTGACGCAAACGACTATTAGGGTCTTTTGCAGCCTTGGGGAATTTCTTCATCTGCCCAGCGGATCGTGCGCAATAAGACTTGCGCCGCTTGGCATCTTTGCTGCCTTTTTTAACTTTGCCAGTAACCGCTGTTTTTAACTTGGAACCCGGATTTGCTCTTCTATGTGCTTTTACACCGTCTTCAGTCATTCCCGCCCCAGACTTAGTGGGGCGGTAATTCTTTTTATTTCTTTTGATAGGTTCGTCACCCATCAACCATACTCTTTTTTCATTTTCAGAATAATAGTGTATGTGTCAGCAGAAGTATGACCAACGGTTGTAAACAAAACGTCACCATTTACCCCGCTTCCAGCGTTGTTCGTTAAGCCGCCAAAAGTTGAGTAATTATGGTTGCCGCTTTGGTTTTCGCCAAGTTCAATGCAGAATACATTTGTAGAAGCATTCCAAAGTATTTGGACCTTCATGCCAATGCACTGCCACCAAATTTCCTCAATGACAACGCCAGTACAGGCGGTGCCATGTGAGTTTTTGGCTAAAGTACTTACATCAACTTTAACAACAGCAGATTCACCGCTACCGTCAGATACATTGGTAAACTTCTGAACAACATTTCTGTCGCCATCTATGATTTTTTGTGTTGCTACAGCATCAGCCATTTCATCATTCCTTAGCCGTTATCGTGGTCTACGTTCATTCCAGTGATGCGAATCCATACTTTGCCAGCGGTGTACGCTGCGTCAGTGGCAGCGCCAGTGGTGAGATACAAAAATTTCTTAGTCATAGCAGCAAGAGTAGCCCCAGCATCTGCTGTGGTGTAAAAGCCTAAAGATAGGTCGCCGTTGTTCAAGAGGTTTGTACCGCTTGTCAATGCTGCGTCTTGTGCTGTAGTTCCTGTGGCTGAACAATCTAGGTTAATGTCTGGATCGCCGCCAGTTGGAACCTCGACACAGCCCATTTCGATGAGCATTGGAATGCCGTTTACTTCTTTAGTAATCGTTCCAATGTGTGCTGAAGCTGCGCCAGCCGTACCAATAGCGTCACCAGCAGCACCACCGCTTTTATAGCCAGCCTGAAGGTCAATAATCCATGTCGATACGATTGTTCCGTCAACCTTGCTCACAAAATGGTTTGTACCAGATTTTGGCACACCCGCACCAATTGCATTTGGCACAATGCCAAAGATTGTTGCGCCAGTGTCTAGGCTGGCGTTATTTGCGCCTGCGGCTGTGCCTGTGCTGGTATCAACGACATTATTGCCTGTAGTGGCAATTGTTTGCAGGGCAAATTGTGAAGGTGTAATTGCGCCAGTTGTTGTGTTCTTCGTGACTTGCTGGAAGCCGTTTTCTGAACGTACTGGTCCGCTAAAAGTAGAATTACCCATGAGTGTCTCCTGTCGTGGGTTAAGTCAGACGCCCAATGCGCCTGTCAGGAATAAACAAATAATACACAATAAACAAAAAAAAGAAAGAGGGCAGTTAGACTGCCCTCCTTCATAACTAGAACACTTGTTCGTGTTACGCTCCGGGTGAGCCGAATACGCAACGTGGGTCTGAAAACCCAAACGAATAACGCTCACGCGCTTTAAAGCGCATGTTACCTGTGTCGAAGTCTGCTTCCATGTTTGTACGCATGGGAGAACGCTCAAAGTGCTTGAAGCCGTTTGGCGCGTCAGTCTTCAGGAAGAACGCATCAGTATCGGTCAGGAAGTGGTTAATGGTGTAACCCTCTGGGAGCATACCCATGTTGCGAAGTGCGTTTACATCATTATCAGATGTGCCAACACGCAAGGTCGATTCCAGCAGACGATCTGCAATGAACTGAAGCTGTGGTGGAATAATCAACTTAGTGCCTTTTAAAGCAATAATCATATTCCGCTCATCCACAAACGCTGAAATGTCGATTAGAGCATTTTCAAGCGAAGTTTCGTTGAGGTCAGCCGCAGTAGATGGTTCGTTACGGAATGTACCACCTTGAGCCAACGGGTGAGCCGTTGAACAAAGTTCTACACCATCACCACCTGTAAATGACGAATTAAAAGCGTTGTTAAGAACCGCAGCGGCCTTAACCTGCTTAGAATGCGCCATAGAACGGGCAAGTGCTTTTGTGTAACGAGCGCCAAGACGATCATACAGATTGTCTTCAATCGCTTCTTCAGTAAGAGCGAATGCCAGTGCCACCGTTTCATGTGTGTAACGAGCGGTGTACGCTTCGTTAGCATCATCAAACGATATGCCTGCGCCTTCGGTTTTTGTGGGAGCATTCCCAAAACCTGACAGCATAACTTCTTCTTCAAACGCACGATCTGACGATTCTGTGTCGAAGATTTCAGCATGCTCATTATCGTAACGGTTATATTCCATTCCGAAAAGCGCGTTAAGTCCCGGCTCTAGTTCTTTGACTAGCTGTGAACGTGAAATAGCCATTGTTTAGCTCCTTACGCTAACCCAGCGCCTTTGACGCCGAATATATGGTTTTCAATGACGCAATACACATTGGTATTTGCGGAGCCTACATCGCTATTTTCTGGGTCTTCAGAAATATCAATGACTTTGAGCGGCAAAGTAGTAGCCGTTCCACCGTCAGTGACTTTCAGTTCAGAACCTGCGACACCGCTTTTGGTGTTGCCTGCGGTAGTATAGACAATATCGAAGTTGCCAAACAAATCAGCTACTGGGAATGCAGCATCACATTGGACTTCAAAAACAACCATAGGGTCATCAATGATAAAAGCGATAATGTCAGCAGCAGCAGTGCTTGCAGGGTATGAATTGCTAAATACCTGTTCCCCAGATGTAGGGTCAGTAAATTTGCAACCATTAAACACACCAACAATAGGTACGGTTCCGCCATCAGCGTGAATTTCCACTGTTCCACCAGTTACTTGCATAACCATGTCACCTTGAAAAATTGCAGTTCCGTAGTTGTTGGCGATACGATAACGGCTTTGTCCACCATTGAATTGAGTTCCCCCAATTCGTTTCACTGGACGAAGACCGAATGCAGCGTCTTGATTCGCCATCGTTAATCTCCTTGTTTAGAACCTCTTGAGCCAAAGCTCACAGAAGTTTTACGTTGTGGTGCCGATTTCGGCATAAGAGCGTTGTTTTCCCGCATCCAATCGCGGTCAACAGCGTCCATTTGATTTTGTGCCACTGTATTAAAGTGGTTATTCCGCTGCTCAACTAATTCGTTAGGGATTCGGGCCAAAATTAATCCGCCAACACCAATGGTGCCTGCGTTTCTTCCTTCGTCAATGACGGGGCCAACATAGTCGGGATACTCTTCAGCGCGAACAAGTTCCCATCCCTCTTGCCGTTTTTTATGAACGTTAGTCTTATCGTCGTATTCCATGACAGATTCACG